GTTTCTTCATATATTTTTTCATAATGGTATTATACTGTATTGTTGTGATAATGGCAACCATAAGATTATGTCGCAGCTTCTCAGGTTGCTAACTATTATATATAACGGTGTCCGTCCTCCAGAGGACCTCCAGAGTCCATATAAATAGATATATAAATTAAAAAGGTGATTACATGATATTAGATTTATTCAAAACAGGCGTCTATTTTGCGGAATGCAATTTAGACTTAGAACCTATCAAAGAGTTTTGTATTCAACACAGTTACAATCATACATCAAGACATTTAAGTAATGAGGGTGGTTATCAATCACCAGACATTGATTTAAAAGAGTATAATGCTCTAGCGCCTTTATACTCTAAGATTCACTTAGAGGCAAATGTGTTTGCAAACGGTATGGGTTTAAATGACCAAAACATTGATAACGCTTGGATTAATATAAACGGTTATAGAGATATTAATGTTATGCATTGCCATCCAGGGAGTGCAATATCTGGTGTCTTTTATGTAAATGTACCTGAAGATAGTGGTAATATTGTGTTTGAATGTCCTGGTTCCGAAGTCAAAGACTTTGCGTGGGATAATCAAGTAGACCATGAAAACTGGAATCATTATAATTCTATGCATTGGACACTACCAGCAACAAACAATACATTATACTTGTTTCCTTCTTTTTTAAAACACAGAGTAGAACCTAACAACAATCAGAACCTCAAAAGGATTTCAATATCGTTCAATACTAAATAATTGAATGGACTCTCACACTAAGAGGAAGATTATGACCTCTGTTATAATGTTCTTTCTTTTCTATTTTGTACTCCAATGTACGATTAACTAAAATTGTCGGACTCTCGGATTCTCGGAAATTCTTAAAGGTAATGCAAGTAACTACCAATGATGTATTTCGGTAGTTTGATAGGTTTGTGTCCTGTGTGTAGGTATGTCCATGTAGGTGGAAACATTAGAAGTCTACCTGCTCTTGGTAATACTTGTCTATTGTATTCGCTGAATGATGTTTGACCACCGAAGTTATCATTTAAATAAAGAAAGAATACAAGAAATCGTCTAGCACTATTATAGTCGCCCACATCTACATGTTCTTTAAACTCATCTCTATCATTAGGTAGATATCGTTTAAATCGTATCTGTTCAAAACCAAATTCATCTGGCCATTGTTTATCAGTTATATTACAATCTTGTTTATATTTCTCAACATAAGGTCGTAAAGATGAATATACACCTTGTACTTGATTTGACCAATCTTTATGTTGGTTGATATTGATTTCTGTAAAATGACGGTGATTGTCTAAATCAGTAGCCACATGTTGGTCTTTACTGACTTCAAACTTTTGTATCAAATTATCACATTGTTCTTTAGTGATAACATCTTCATATACTTTTATATACTTTTTCATAACAACCTCATTATAGACTATTTATTCAGTAATGGCAAGCGTACTAAATAGTGGATGCAAAATCATCATACAGAGATACCACTATCAATTGACATAGACCGACTAGGAAAGTGTTACTTTGATTTTAGGTCAAAATTAGGATTTCGTACAGACGATAAATCGCTACGAGATTTTAATGCCATATGCGTCAATAGAATACCAGATGACGAGAACAGTATTACAGGTGGAAATATAAGAGGTCTATATTGGACTAAACCAGATACCACCAATTTTGAAGAACAACGATTAGAACCGGTACAAGAACATCTTTATACAGAGATATGTCCTGAGTTCAAAGATACTTATATTGAAGAAGTCTATAATCTTATTACATCAAAGTTTAAATTAGGTCGTGTTCGTTTTCTAATGAAACCACCACGAAGTTGTTTATCTTGGCACCGTGACCCCGAAATGCGTTTACATATTCCTATTATAACAAATGAGGGTTGTCGTATGGTGATTGAAGATACATCTTTTCATATGCCGTCAAATGGCAATGGTTACATCACAGACAACACAAAGTATCATAACTTCTTTAATGGTTCTGAATTTGATAGAGTTCATCTAGTCGCCACAGTATTAGAACATAACTGTCAAATGGATTGGATAGATGAAGTAAAATACGATTGTTGTAAAATGTGTTAATTTCCTTTTACAAATTATTGACTCGATTTACAAAATAGCTGTCAATTCTGTAAACTTTGAATCATAAGTATTCTTATGGACGAAGAACAGAAATATTTGGAAGAGAAACATAACAAAGGTGTTATCATCAATGATGACAATGAGGATTGGGGTGGTTGTCCATCTACTTACGAAGAAGAGTAGTGGTGCCTCCTGCCGGACTTGAACCAGCACGCCTTATAGCCACAGATTTTAAGTCTGTTGTGTCTACCATTTCCACCAAGGAGGCTTACTACTAAATTGGTCGGAGTGGTAGGATTTGAACCTACGACCCTATCGTCCCAAACGATATGCGCTACCAAGCTGCGCCACACTCCGGTAATTGGCCTGCCCTCCAGGACTCGAACCTGGGACCTACAGCTTAGAAGGCTGTTGCTCTAATCCAACTGAGCTAAGGGCAGATAGCAATTAAATATTAAGCAGCTTCTAACATTGACATTGGTACTCTATAAATTTTACCAGATAAGTCAACTAAGCATTTTGATTGGTTGATTTTAGTAATCACACCAGGAGTTTTTTTAGTTTTCTGAACGACAAACACATTTTGTCCTACAGATAGTGAAGCCTTAGCATTCATAACTTTAACATCACTTATAAAACTAGAAAGTTCATTAAGTTCAGTTAAATTCAGTTGCTGTATGCCAGCTTTGATTAGTTGTATTTTATTCATAATATAGTCCTTTTGTTATTATTAAAGATAAAGAGGTCCAGTCCATCTGATAGCATAGTTACCAGTTAGTACATTACCTCTCGGTTGATTTAAAGCAGGTGCATTATAACCAGCGGCTTTCAATACATCACCTTTTTTAAAATGTTTAAAATCAGTTTTACAGATGAAACAAAATACGCCATTATCTCTGATAACTTTAATGTATTTTTTTCCTTCTTTGATTGTGATTGAATTATCCCAAGCGTCTAATTGTTCTTGAGCATAATTAGATATTCCGTCACCACCTGAAGACCATCTAAAGTAATCTTCTTTGGCACCAGCCATCATATTTTTAATTCCGTCTGTTAGTGTTTCGGCAGTTTTGTTTACAGTAGTCATAGTTTAGTGTCCTTTTTTAGTGTTTATAAGTATATTATATCAGATTGATTCGCTTTTGGCAACCCTTTATTTAATTAATTTTGAATATAATGTCATAAAACCGGCAAATGACATAACTAAACCTATACTTGCAACAAATAACATCTCTGATAGAGTATTTGCAGTTTCCATACAAGCGCCGTCACAATCATTTGCTGAACCAGCCATCATCATTATACCAAATCCTAGTAATATAGAACCAATTATTGTTTTCATAGTGTTTTTCCTTTTGTTTTTCATTATGGATACATCCTACACTAGATAAATAGTAAAGTCAAGCACTAAATTCACTTTTTTTCAAAAAAATGCATAAAAAAACCCTTATTTTTCAACGATTTCTCATTTTTTTTGTTCTTGCTTTGTTCTTTTTAGCGTCAGGATGCTCAAAAACTGTTAAAAATTGCAAAATTAAGCCAGATTTAGAGCGAATCGGCGAATCAGCAAAACAAAATTTAGATAATTTGACTGAAACTGATTTACGAGCTATGAAAATGAGTTGTGGTTTCTAATATAAATAATCGGAAAAGGTATTTTATGGCAAAAATGAGATTATTTAAGTTTTGGAACGCAGATGGCGTTGAAAAAGAAAAAGAAGACATAAGTTTGAAGAAAGCAGTAAGGTCGGTACAAGGTGATTTTAAAGACAAAATGATTAGTGTCGAATATATCAGTAAAAAAGGCAAAGAGATGTGTCATTCTATCATAATTCCTATTGGTAGAAAATTAAGACAATCAATTTTACAAGAACAGAGAAGAGAGGCTTTAAAAGCTAAGAATGCCAGCCGTTAGTAGAAAAGGTGATAGTTTATCTACTGGTCACATTTGTGCCAGTACGACAACTTTAGATACACCAGGACAAGGTACTTGTTTTGCAAACAGTATATTGATTGCAAGAGTTAGTGACCCTACTGTATCACATCCATTTCCGCCAGCACCACCTTGTGCGCCTCATGTAGCAAATGTAAATGCAGGTTCGTCAAATGTGTTTGTTGAAGGATTAGCTGTTGCAAGAATAGGTGATAGCACAGACGCAGGCGCAATGACTAGTGGTTCTGGTAATGTTTTTGCAAACGGTTAGAAAAACCTTATAAATATCCGTATGGCAGTCTATGATTCACAAACGCAAAGTAAAAGTACACGAAATTCCAGACAGTTTCGTGATATCGACTTAGACTTTAATAGAAACGCAGTTACAAATGATGTAAATGTGGTTGAAGATGTGATTGCTGTTAAAAGGTCAGTTAAGAATTTAATTCAAACTAATTTTTACGAGAGACCTTTTCAACCAGAATTAGGTTGTGGTATTAGAGAATTGTTATTTGAAAACTTTACACCAATGACCAAGATTTTTCTACAAAGAAAAATAGAAGAAGTTTTAATTAACTACGAACCAAGAATACAATTGCAAAATGTTGCTGTTGATGACGACCAAGATAAAAATAGATTAGTTGTTGACATTTATTTTTATGTAGTAGGTGTACCAGGTCCACAGGTAGTACAAACATTTTTACAAAGGGTAAGATAATAAATGTCGAATAAAGAAAAATTAGTAGTTTCTGATTACGATTTTGACGCAATCAAAATAAATTTAAAAAGTTTTTTACAAGGACAAACTCAATTTCAAGATTATGATTTTGAAGGTAGTTCTTTAAATATTCTTTTAGATATTTTATCTTACAACACACATTATCTTGCTTACTTAGCAAACATGGCAACTAATGAGTTATATCTTGATAGTGCAGATATAAGAAATAATATTGTATCATTAGCAAAGATGATTGGTTATACACCGTCATCACCTAAAGCACCTATGGCTTCTATTGATATTCAAATTAATAATGCTACAGGCGCAAGTGTTACAATGAATAAAGGTACCGTATTCACAACAAGTGTTGATGATGTTTCGTATCAGTATGTAACAAATTCAAATGTTACAATTACACCAGATTCAGGTGTTTATAAATTTTCAGGAGTTCCTATTTACGAAGGTTCTTTAGTAACTTTTAAATATACTGTTGACAGCACAGATGTTGACCAGAAGTTTATTTTACCGAATGCTAATATTGACACTACAACTCTCTTAGTTAAAGTTCAAAATAGTTCAAGTGATACAACTACAAATACATATGCATTAGCTGGTGGTTTTAATAATGTTACAGCTACATCAAAAGTATATTTTATACAAGAAGGACAAGATGGCAAATTTGAGATTTACTTTGGTGACGGCGTAAATGGTCATGCTGTATCAGATGGTAATATAGTAATATTAGAATATATTGTAACAAACAAAACTTTATCAAACAATGCTAGTTCATTCTCATTATCAGGTACAATTGGTGGATTTTCAGATGTAACAATCACAACAGTTTCTAATTCTCAAGGTGGTTCTGAAAGTCAAGACAATGAATCAATTAGACATAATGCACCATTACAGTATGCAGCTCAAGATAGAGCTGTGACAACAACCGATTATGAAACTCTAGTTAGGTCAATTTATCCTAATGCTTTATCAGTAAGTGCATGGGGTGGCGAAGATGATGAAACACCAAGATATGGTATTGTTAAGATAGGAATTAAAGCAGCTTCAGGTTCTACACTTACAGAAACAACCAAACAAGATATTGTTAATAAATTAAAACCATATAATGTGGCTTCAGTAGCTCCACAAATTATTGACCCGGAAACTACTTCGGTGTTATTAACATCAACTGTAAAATATAATGCTTCAACAACAACTAAATTAGCTGATACTTTAAAATCAGAAATCATAACTGCTATCACAAACTTTAACACAAATCAATTACAAAAGTTTGATTCAGTTTATAGACATTCAAAAGTAACCGGTTTAATTGATGATGTTGATAATAGTATCTTATCTAATATTACCACGATTAAAATTAGAAAAGAATTTACACCTACATTAGCAGCTTCAAACAAGTATGACATATACTTTAGAAATGGATTATTTAATCCACATACAGGTCACAATTCAGCTGCTGGTGGTATTTTAAGTTCTACAGGTTTCAAAGTTACAGGTAGTGACTTAGAACAATTTTTAGATGATGATGGTAATGGTAATGTAAGAAGATATTATCTATCATCAGGTATTAGAACATACTCAAATGAAACACAAGGTACAATTGATTATACAACAGGACAAATAACTCTAAATTCTTTAAATGTTGCGTCTATATCAAATATTAGAGGTGTAACATCTACTACTATTGAATTAACAGTAACACCAAGTTCAAATGATATCGTTCCTGTTAGAGACCAAATTATTGAAATAGATATATCAAACTCTATTGTAAATGTAGAAACTGATTCATTTGTAGGAGGTTCCGCTGACGCTGGCGTAGGCTATACGACAACATCAAGTTACTAATGAACAATGGCAAAATTTAATGAAAAAATATCAACAATACTCAACAGTCAACTTCCAGAATTTGTCGTTGCTGACCACCCTAAATTTGCCGAATTTCTTAAAGTCTATTATCAACTTTTAGAGTCAGCAGAATTATCTATTGATACTATCGAAGGCACAGATGGTATATTACTTCAATCAGAAACAGGTCAATTAAACAATTTAGTTTTAAACTCTAGCCGTAAAGATACCGCTAGAACATTACTTGACGCTGGTGATAAAATACTACTAGAAGAATCTACATATGGTAAATTCGTTAGAAACGAAACAGTAACAGGTCAAACATCAAAGGCTACTGCTGTTGTATTAGTAGAAGACATTGCTAATAATAGATTAATTATTTCAGCACAAGATAAATTTGCTACAAATGAAATTATTGTTGGTTCAATTTCAGGCGCTCAAGCAAACATTACAAAATATAAACCTAATCCTGTAAACAACATTGTTGACTTAGTTAACTTTCGTGACCCCGATAAAGCGATAAGTCATTTTTTAAGTAAAATGAGAGATGAGTTTTTAGCAACTCTTCCAGAACAATTAGCTTTAGATGTCAATAAAAGAAAACTAATTAAAAATATTAAGTCTTTATATAGAGCAAAAGGTTCTGTACGAGGACACGAAATGTTTTTTAGAATACTGTTTGGAGAAACCTCTGAAACAATTTACCCTAGAGAACAAATGCTTAAAGCTTCTGATGGTCAATTCGACACATTAAAAGTATTAAGGGTTATTTCTTCGATTGGTGACGCTAACCAATTAACTGGTAGAACAATTACAGGTCAATCATCAAGTGCAACTGCTATTGTAGAAAATACATCACAG